CTTCTGGATCATGTTGTTCGTACGGGAACTGGGCAAAACCAGATTGATATCAGCATTACCCGTATTGCAGAGCCAACCTACTCTACGATTCCAAATAAAAACGCACAAGGCCGTCCTATTCAGGTTTGGATCCAGCGCATGACCGGAGCGCAATATCCGCTTCCAGGGCCTGCAGGAACCGACCCTGTCACAGGAATTAACGCCCCCAAGATTACCGTATGGCCGACGCCTAATGCGCCAGGGGATCAATATACTTTCGTTTACTGGCGTCTGCGTCGGATGCAGGATGTAAACGGCGCTGTAAATACGCTGGATATTCCATTTAGATTTTTGAATTGCATGGTTGCTGGGCTGGCATATTATTTGTCCATGAAGCTGCCGGATGTTCCGGGTGACCGTATTATGGCGCTCAAGGCTGATTATATGGAGCAGCTGGATTTGGCAACGCAGGAAGACAGAGAAAAAGCACCTATCCGGCTAGTACCTAGGGTTATGAGGTAATCATGCCGAATCAGTTTGCGTCCGGTCGTCATAGTATTGCTGAGTGTGATCGCTGTGGTCAGCGGTTTAAACTCAAGCAATTAAAAAGCCTGACAATCAAGACAAAGAAAGTTAATATTCTTGTGTGCCCAGAATGCTGGGAACCTGATCAACCACAGTTGAGCATCGGTCTTTATCCAATTAACGATCCGCAGGCTATTAGGAACCCACGTCCGGACGTATCTTACCTTGTCTCTGGGCTGGATGTAGAGGGTGACCCATCAGGAGGAAGCAGGATATTCCAATGGGGATGGGCGCCAGTTGGCGGGGCTAGAGATGGCGGGCTGACCCCAAATAATTTAAACTTGCAAATAACTCTGGGAACCGTTACGGTTGCCACTACTTAGGAGTAAATCATGGCTTATAAACGTGGCGCAGACGGCGTAACCAAGAAAGGCAAAACCGACGCTAAAATTTTCCCAAACGAAGGCAAACATGTAGCCACCCAGAAGGGCGGGCTAAAGACTGCTGGTGTAAAAAACATTGACCTTAAGAAAATGGGTCGTGGTTTGGCTAAAGTCAAAAACCAGAAAGGTGGTTAATATGGCTAAGTACAGCATGGTAAAAGGCGGAAAGCAGGTTGGTCCTGCAGAGGTGTATGCACCTCCCCACACGATGAAAGGTAAGCCCGTGAATGCCAAGACCGCAACAAAGAAGGTTGCTGACCCCAATACGGTTGCAGCCAAGAACGTTGTTGGTAATGCACCGGCAATGCGTGTGAGCGCAGGCGATCCGGGAGCAGACCGCACTAAAACATCCGGCATCAAAATGCGTGGCACCGGTGCTGCTACTAAAGGCACGATGTCCCGTGGCCCCATGGCGTGATAAACAATGAACTACGCTGAACTGACTGCTGCGATTATTAACTACTCGGAAAGCAACGACTCCACGTTTGTTGCTGCAATTCCTACGTTTGTTCGTAACGCAGAGCAAAGGATCTACAACAGCGTACAGTTATCCTATCTACGCAGGAATGCCACGAGCCGTTTAACGCCAAACAATAAATATCTGTCTGCTCCCGCAGATTTTCTATCTGTTTATTCTTTGGCTGTTGTAAACGGCAATGGAAACTACGAATATTTGCTTAACAAAGATGTTAACTTTATTCGTCAGGCGTATCCAAGTGGGAACGATACTGGATTGCCAAAGTATTACGCCATTTTTGGCCCCACAACGACTGCGGACGTTCCGCCGGTGTTAACCAATGAACTCTCTTTTCTCCTTGGCCCTACACCCGATTCAAACTACATTGTCGAACTACATTACTTTTATTACCCTGAGTCAATCGTTACTGCCGGTACAACATGGCTTGGTGATAACTTTGATACAGCACTTCTATACGGCGCTCTCAGAGAAGCTGCAATATTCCAGCGACAGGAGCCAGACGTCGTTGCCAATTACGAGCAAAAGTATAATGAAGGAATGGGGTTGTTGAAGATGTTGGGCGATGCGAAAGAGCGCCAAGATGCCTATCGTTCTGGTCAAGTTCGCTACCCGGTTCGGTAAAGGAAAACCATGGCGTTTACTGGCAATGCTACCTGCAACGTATTCAAGACCGGCCTGCTGAACGGGGATTTTGACTTCTCGTCCGGTACGTTTTATATCGCCCTGTACACTAACAACGCAACGCTCAATGCACAGACGACTGCCTATACTACTGTGGGTGAAGTGGTTGGTATTGGATATACGGCTGGTGGTCAAGCACTAACGCCATCGGTTGCAGCATCTGATGGTACGTCTTATGTATCGTTTAATAACGTATCTTGGTCAGGTAGCATTACCGCTCGTGGTGCGTTGATCTATAAACCCGGCGATAATGGTGCGGTTTGTGTATTGGACTTTGGCGCAGACAGAACATCTGCCACAACATTTACAGTAGAGTTTCCGGCAGCAACAAATAGTACGGCGATTTTGCGCCTTTCATAGGAGTTTATTATGCTTTCAAACAACGCAAAGGTTGCCGAACAAGTCGGTGCCGCAGTTGAGAAATCTGGTGATCTGTCAGATCGTATTGGTCTTGGCGGTGTGTTTCATTTCAAGTGCTACGACAAAGATGGCAACCTGAAGTGGGAAGAATCCACCCACAACCTCGTGGTCAACGAGGGCTTGAAAGACCTAAACGACAAGTACTTCTCCGGCGCAAGTTACAGCGCCACATGGTATCTTGGTCTGGTGAACGCCTCCCCATCTCCTTCTTACGCTGCTGGTGACACGCTGGCAAGCCATGCTGGTTGGTCTGAGACGACCGATTACTCTGGTAACCGCAAGGCTGTTACGTTTGGCGCTGCGACGCTTGCCGATCCTTCTGTGATTAGCAATACGGCTGTTCCTTCTCAGTTCTCAATGACTGGTACAGTTACTGTGGCTGGCGCCTTTTTGTGCACGGCAGCAACCGGTACGAGCGGAGTATTGTTCTCGGTTTCCAGTTTCCAAGCTCCGGGAAATCGTAGTGTGGTGAGCGGGGACACACTCTCTGTCACGTACCAATTCTCGGCTGACGCTGCGTAAGGGGTAACACATGGCGACTAAATTCGTGAAAGGTCAAGAGGTCAAGGTACGTGCTGTTAACCCGCAAGGTCAAGTGCAGAAGCTTCGTATGGATGAGGACGGTGAGTTTTATTACTTCCTCGTTTGGACGGATGTTGACGGGATTGAACAGGAACGGTGGTTTAAGGAATCTGATCTCGTTGAGGCGTAATGTTTGGGTTCCTGAGCTTTGCCGCCGCACCATTTTCCACTGCAACAGGCAACATTTACACTAGTTCTGTCGCAGAGTCGGTTGTCGCTCAGGATCAAAACACAGCACTCGCTACATTCAACGGCGTAGTTGCAGAAACAGTTAACGTATCCGAACAGACATTTGGATCATTTGCAGTTAACTCGCTGGTTCAGGAAACCATTACAGGTTCGGACTCGACCACTAGCCTTGTTACGCTTGGCGGGTCTGTTACGGAATCTGTCGGTGTTTCAGATTCGGTTGCTTCGCTTGCTGCGTTTAATACCTCAGTCTCAGAAAGCGTCGTCACGTCAGATACGATTTCGGTAGTCGTAGATTTTGCGGTATCCATCCAAGAGCTTATTACAACGTCCGATGCTATTTCTTCGCTTGCGGTGTTTAATGCCGCAGTCAGCGAGGTTGTGAATGCTTCAGACAGCATCACCAGCAACTTTAGTGTTAACAGTCTTATTACCGAAAGCCTTGTTGGGTCAGATTCTGTAACGTCCAACGCAGCGTTTAATGCGGCTGTCAATGAGTCATTCAGTGTTATCGACGCAGTGGCAAGTAATGCAGATTTTGGTGTATCTGTTATAGAGTCGTTTAGCATTTCCGATGTGTCATCAGCGCAAGTAGATTTTGCTGTATTAGTGCAAGAACTTGTTTCTGGAAGTGACTCCACGGTCGCCTTTGCTACGTTTGTTGCAGCGGTTAATGAAGCACTGACAGGATCGGAAGAAGTTGCCAGCACGTTTGTGATTAACGGTTTGGTTGAAGAACTGCTGACCGCAGCGGATATTTTAGTCCCGAGCACCGGGGTAAACGGCTCTATTGTTGAAGGGCTATCTGTATCCCAAACCACAGCGGCAAAAGTTGATTTTGCGGTAAGGATAGAAGAGTCGGTATCTGCGGGTGATTTTGTTGCGGCTGCGGTTGATTTTGTATCCCTGATTCAAGAAAGCGTCACAGCGGCTGATACCTTTATCGGCAGGCTGCAATGGGATACTATAGACACATCCGAGGAATCGGACTGGCAGTTGATTTCAAACGAAAACGCCAATCTTCAGGTTACGACCGGGGGTGGTTTTTCTGCTGGATCAATCTCTTCTGGGCCATTCTCCGGACTTGGTGGTGTTACCTCTCCCGTCCCTGTGCCGGATCAGTGGGGCAATATCAATACAGCTTCTGCGTCTGGTTGGGATTCGGTTCAAACAGCTAACATCACACTCAGGTTTACTATTGGAGGCGGGTTCGCTTCGGGCTCTTTCTCTTCTGGGCCGTTTACTGCGTTGGGTGGTGTAACAACGATTATTCCGATCCCGGATCAGTGGGACGATGTAGGTAGTGCGCAAACCAATACGTGGGAAACCATAGAGACACAAACGTAAGGAAATATCATGGCTTTAGTCGTCAAAGATCGAGTTCGAGAAACCTCCACCACTACCGGCACGGGTACATTTACGCTCAACGGTGCGGTATCGGGCTTTCAAACCTTCTTGGCTATCGGCAGTGGCAACACGACGTATTACACGATTGTGGATGCAGCAACCGGTGACTGGGAAGTGGGGATTGGCACATACTCTGCAGGGGTTAACACGCTTACCCGCACCACAGTGTTGGAGTCGTCCAACAACGGAAACCTTGTGGATTTTGCTGCTGGTACTAAGGATGTGTTTTGTACATACCCGGCA